GCTCGCTGCGGATCGGAGAACTGCTTGGCCTGACCTGGGATTGTGTTGATATTTCCGAAGAGAGTATGAAAGCGGAAAAAGCCAACATTTCCATCAACAAGGAGCTTCAGAGAGTTTCAAAAGAATTTAAGAAAAAGCTGGATAGCAAGGACGTGATTGCGGTGTTCCCGGAAACAATGAGCAATAGTAAAACGCAGCTGGTGCTTAAAACTCCGAAAACGATATCCAGCGTCCGGAAGATCTACTTACCTAACTCTGTGGCCGAAATGCTTCGAGAGTGGAAAAAGAAGCAGGACGAAGTGAGAGAATCTTTCGGGAACGAATATCACGACTACAATCTCGTGATTGCGGGACCGCTGGGAACCCCAGTTGAGCATCGCCGGATTGAAAAAAGCTTCAAGGATTTTATCAAGTGCTATGAGCTGCCGGACGTTGTGTTTCATAGCGGCGATAAGACGGTTACACGGCCACTGGTGATCGGGAAGCTGAAACAGCACGTGCCTCACATGGTACGGTGGGAAAGTAATAACGGTGGCGACGAATACGGTGGGATCGTAGATGAAAAACTGCGTGAGGAAGGTATTCGTATTAACATGAGTTACAAAAAGGCTCCTACGACCCAGAGTAAGCTGAGCCGGATAATTCAGTATGCGCCGGATATTAAGAAGATTTATTTCTTGGACGAAAAGCACCGCAGCCCTGAGTATGAGAAGTTTATGCGCGAGGTCACGCTGTTTACAGTGAGTGGTAAGAACCCTCACGATGATGCCCCGGATTCGTTGGCGATGCTGATTGATTTTGTGACTGCCGGTGTGAAGATGGTAACGGTAGCGAAAAGACCGTTTTAGGGTGGCAGATACTATATGTTGAGGTTTTATGTTGAGGTTCATACTACATATAGAAATATAGCTAATGTTGTGATAAAATAATACATGAAAAGGTAGGTGGTCCGTATGAGCTATGGTCGCCATGTTATTTATTCTGATGCGACTGCAATTACAGCAGAAAATGTAGCGGATGAAGTTCGCAAGGCTTACTTAGTTCATGGGGCCAACCGAACTGAGATTACTAAGCTGCATGAGATTTACCGGGGCAAGACCGATATTCTGGCAAAGAAAAAGGAAGTCCGGGAATCTATCAATCATAAAATCAATGAAAACAGAGCCTACGAGATCGTAAATTTCTATAACGGCTATCTGTTCGGCGAGCCTGTACAGTATGTTCGGCGTGAGAACGCAAAACAGAACGATGCTGACGATGCTATTGCAGCAGATATTAACGCACTGAACGGATATATGTTCTCTGCCGGTAAAGCGGCTTGCGATAAGAAGCTGGGCGAATGGATGTTTATTGCCGGTCTCGGCTATCGTTTGACACTTCCTAACCCGAAGTGGGATAAAGATGGTGACGAAGTACCGTTTATCATGAAGGCACTTAAACCAGGCCAGACGTTCATCATTCGTAGCTCCGACGTGGACGAGCACGAACTGGCTGCCGTCCATGTGGTTAAACGCAAGGACAATAAGAATGTGTTCAGCGTATATACAGAGGATGTCTACTACGAGTTCACGGAGTTCGGAACAGAAATAAAAGCCACGCCTCACACGCTGGGTATGATCCCGATTGTCGAGTATCCGATTGAGGAGTCTCGCATCGGCGTGTTTGAAGTCGTGATTGATCTGCTGAACGCACTGAATGAATTGCAGAGTAATCGCATGGACGATATCGTGCAGTTCGTGAATAGTTTCCTGGCTATTTTCGGCGCGGAAATGGACGAGGGAACACGCAAAAAACTGGACGAGTGGAAAATGATGTTCCTGCCGGCTGGCACGGATGCAAAGTATCTCTCGGCTAATTTGAGCCAGGCTGATGTGCAAACATTGAAGAATGATATACTGGAAGCGATTATCACGATCACTGGTATTCCGAACAGAAACGGCGGTTCCAGCACCAGTGATACCGGCAGTGCCGTAATTATGCGTGATGGCTGGCAGGCTGCTGAGGCTCGTGCGAAGGGCGTTGAGACTATGTTCAAAGAGGCTGAGACAAAGACCCTGAAACTGGTTCTGCGTATCCTCCGCGACACAGCCGGAACATCACTGAAACTCAGTGATATTGACACACACTTCACTCGCCGGAATTATGAGAACATCGCAAGCAAGGCACAGGTACTTGTGGCGATGCTGAATAACCCGAAGATTCACCCTGAGCTTGCGTTTGCGCATTGTGGTATGTTCCCTGATCCAGAGAGTGCTTATCTCCAGAGCAAGGCTTACTATGACGAGCAGATGAAAGAGTGGAATCCTGTTGAGGTAGGCGGTGACGAGGATGTATAAGCACCTCGACACCCTGCTTGAAAAAGCAAAGAGAAAACTGCGGATCGAGTTTAACAGGCTGGGATTGTTAGGTTTCGACGAGCTGAACGTGACAAATACGAAGAATGTTACAAAGGCTATGTTTGAAAGACTCCTCTCTGAGAATGAGAAGATGTACCAGAAGGCAGCCGAAAAGGCATACTCCAAGGCAAAAAAGAAAGCTGAGGAGGCTGGGTACAGAGAGGATAGCGAAGCCGGACTGGCCGCTGGTTTTCTTGCAGCCGTTCTGATGTCGTTTAACTTCGTTACTGGCTATGTGTACCCCAGGGAGGCAGATCGCAAACGGCTCCGGCTGAACGAGCAGATACTCACCGCCAGGGAGTTCGATGATCGGCAGTTGTATAACAGTGGCTTGCAGAGATCGGCTAACCTGTGGTGGACGCAGACGAAGCAGTACGGAATTACCGTTGTGGATAAAGCGACACTCCAAGGCTACAAGGATATGGGCGTTAAGCGGGTCCGTTGGAAATCTGTGATTGACGGTCACGAATGTAAGGTTTGCAGAGAAAGAAACAACAAAATCTATAAAATATCCGAGGTTCCAGAGAAAACGCACTACGGATGCCGTTGTATTCTTGAACCGTTGGAAGTGGAGGAATAATGCAGTGCTGATTCTGGATGAGGTTCGTTGTCCGGATTGCGGCCGGAAACTGATGGAATTGTGTGGGCAAGCCCGCGTGAAATGTCCGAAGTGCAAGGCCATGGTGTTCGCAGACAGCGACAAGAGAAAACCTGAAAGAACTGAAAAATAATCGAGCGCCGGAAATAGAGCGCCAGTGATCCAACGAGGGAGCGCAAGCCCTCCGAGGATTTACTGGCGTTTTTTATTTTGCTGGAGAGAACCAGTCCAAAAACGCACGACCCCAAAGAGAGGAAAGAACCTCTATAAAAATGCAAAAACATAGTGGGAGATCACTTATAAAGCGCAAAAGGAGAGAATTATGAAATTCCAAATTGAAGGTTATGAAGCAATGAGTCCCGAAGAAAAGGTTGCCGCCCTGGAGGCTTATGAACCTGATATGAGTGGTTTTGTTGCCAAGGCCACATTCGATAAGACTGCATCCGATCTTGCTGCCGCTAAGAAACAGCTCCGGGAGAAGCAGACTGATGAAGAAGCCAAGGCTGCCAAGGCCGCAGAAGAACAGGCTGCAATCATGGCAGAACTGGAAACCCTGAGACACGAAAAGCTGGTAGGTACTTACACAACTTCTTATATGGCTATGGGCTACGACGAGAAGCTGGCAAAGGCTACTGCCGAAGCTATGGCGAAGGGCGACACAGAAACTGTGTTTAAGAACCAGAAAACCCACCTCGAAAATCGGGAGAAGGCGCTCAAAGCCGAACTGTTGAAGCAGACCCCTCCTCCTGCATCCGGCGGTTCTGATACTGCTATGACAAAGGAGAAGCTGAGAGCTATGTCGCCCAAAGAGCGATACGAGTTCTCGCAAAGTAATCCCGAAGAATACAAAACCATTTACGGAGGTAATTAACTATGGCAAATGTTGTTTACGACAATTTTTACCTGTCCAACGAAGTTGAAGATCAGTTCAACTCCCACCTGGACCTGATGCGTTTCTGCACCGTTGATACCACATTGGAAGGCACCGCCGGTATGAAGCGTATGATTAACGTTTATACCGCAACCGACGGCACTGAGAAGCTGGCACAGGGCGAGGGTAACTCCAAGTCCATCGAGGTCGGCCACACTCAGCGTGAGTATAACATCGAACTGGCTCAGAACCGCTTCGAGTGGTATGACGAGGAAGCTATGAAGGACGACATGCTGGTTCCCGTTGGTATGCAGCACGCCGGTACCGATATGTTCAACACCGTCAACGGTGATCTGTTCGGCGAGATGGAGAAGGCTACTCTGCACGTTGATGTTGCTGCCTACAATTTCGACGCTTTTGCTGACGCTGTTGCTCAGTTGGATCTGCCCGAAAACCGGGAGAATGTCGAGGTCTTCGGCTTCGTAAACCGCACCGCAAAGGCTGCTCTGCGTAAGACCCTGAAGGACGATCTGAAGTACATCGAGGCGTTTGCTCGCCACGGCTACATCGGCACCGTCTGCGGTGTGAACCTGTACGACAAGAAGGACGCAAAGGACAACGAAATCGTTGTCGGCACTCGCAAGGCCGTTACCGCCTTCATCAAGAAGGGCACTGAGGTCGAACTGTACACCAAGGGTTCCCGTGCTGCCGAGGATGCAAACATTCGCAAGAATACTGCAATCTCCCGGAAGTATTACGTTATGGCCCTGACCAACGAGACCCAGGTAACCAAGATCATCAAGACTGCCTGAATCAAGACCTGAGGTGAGTACCTATGACAGATAATGAAAAACTTAGCCGTCTGGCGGTGCTCATTTCCCCCGATACTGCAAGCGAGGACCTACTAACGTACCTCTTGGAACAAGCCGAGGGGATTGTGCTGAACAGGCGCTATCCCTTCGGTGTCCCGGAGGCAGCGACAGTGGAACGGAGATTTGAGCATATTCAGTTGCAGCTCGCCGTGGAACTGTTCTCCAAGATGGGGGCGGAGGGGCAGAAGGAACACGACGAAAACGGCATCAAGCGCACGTGGGAGGCCGCTGATGTTAGTCCGTCTCTCGTTCGCAGAATAACTCCTGTAGTTGGGAGTGTGATGTGATGCGAAGCCTGAACCGGAATAAGCGGTCTATCTACTACGCTCTGTACACCGGGGAAGAAACAAACCTCGATGAATACGGAAACGAGACCAGCGAAAGTACACCGACTTACGGTGATCCAGTTGCGCTTGCGTGTAACGTTTCCGCAGCTACTGGAGCAGAAGCAGTCCATGCGTTCGGTAGTTTTACCGGGTATAGCAGGACGATGTGCGTAGCGGATAGTAACTGCCCTATCAATGAGAACAGTGTCGTGTGGTTTGGCCGGGAGCCGAGCGAACCGCATAACTATGTTGTGGTCCGTAAGGCTGATAGCAAAAACGGCATCCTGTATGCGTTGCAGGAAGTGACGGCAACATGAAAATCACCATAAATCCGTTCGATAGTAAATCTATCGATGCAGCAATCAAAATGCTCAACAAGTACGAAAAGGAGCTTGCCGACAAAGAAGAAGAATTTGTACGTCGGCTAAAAGAACTTGGCGTATCTGTTGCAAGGACCGGATTTGCCACTGCTGATTACGACGGTGTGAATGATGTTCTTGTTACGAGTGTGCAAAACAAAAACAGAGCCGCGGTAGTTGCCTATGGTGAGACCGTTGGTTTTATCGAGTTTGGTACTGGCGTGAAATACCCGGAATGGGTAGATACGAACAGCCAGGGCGGCACTCCGTACACGCCCCCTGCACACGGCACGTATGGTAAGGGCTTAGGTAAAAATCCTCATGGTTGGTATTTCAAGCAGAGCGATGGCGCTAAGGCTCGACACACATACGGTAATCAGCCTGCGGAGGCGATGCTTACCGCCAGAGACGCTATGGTCGAAAATGTTATTCGGATTGCAAGAGAGGTGTGGAACGGTTGATCGATTATTTTAACGAAATATTCACAGTCGTTGCCACTCCGGTCCGAGCCAAGCACCCTGGCGTGACCATGATTGGAGAATATATCAGGAAGCCTTCAAAGTTCCCCTGTGTGACACTCGACGAAACGCAGAACGTCACGATGGGCGAATTAGTGGATTCTTCTAAGGAAGAAAAACACGCCGGGCTGACCTATCGGATGCAAGTGTTCTCCAACAAGAAGGGCGGTAAAAAAGCCGAAGCAAGAGCAATCTTCGCTACGGCAGACAAAGTGATGCTGGGCCTGGGGTTCCGGCGTGTCACATATTCACCTACCCCAGAACTTTACGAGTCAACAATATACTCCATCACGGCAACGTATGAAGCCGTTATCGATAAGAATGGAGTAATTTATAAACGATAACAGGAGGAAAACATCATGGCAATTTCTACCTACGGTACTGTATTTAAGTACGGCGATACCACCCACTCTACCTCTCTGCCTATTAAGTCTTATCCTGAGATTTTGGCAAAGAGAAGTGCCCTGGAGACCACCACTCTGTCCGACGATGCAAAGACCTATATCCCGGGCATCCGTGAAACCCCTGACTCCCTGGACTTCGGCCTGAACTACGACTCCGCAGTGTTCGCTACAATCAGCGCCCTGGAGGAAGTTCAGAAGTGTGCGCTGATCTTCTCCGACGGTTCCGGCTTCACCTTCGACGGTTACCTGTCCATGGCAAACGAGGCCGGTGATGTCAACGCAGTGGCCGGTATGACGCTTTCTGTCACCCCCGCTACTGTTCCCGTGTTTGCTGCGCAGATCGCAACAAACGGCTAATTACAAGAGATATGGGGCGGCGTAAAAACCGCCCTTATTTCAAATAACCAACTATTTCAAAAAAGGAGAGTACACTATGAGTACCAAAATCAACCTTACCTACAAGCAGCAGGAATACACTCTGGAATATTCCAGACAGGCCGTAAAGACGATGGAGGACCAGGGTTTCGTTCTGGATCAGGTGGGCGATAAGCCTGCGACCATGATCCCTCTTCTGGTCTATGGTGCGTTTATGAAGAACCATCGGGGCATCAAGCGTTCCCTGGTCGATGAAATCTACGAAAACGTCACCGGTAAGCTGTCCCAGGAAGACGGCGAAGGCTTCCTCGCTACTTTGATGGAAATGTGTTCCGAAACCATTAACTCCCTGACCGACACTGCGCCTGTAGACGAGGGAAACGCAGCAGTCTGGAAGGTAACGAAGGGCTAACCTCCCAGAGTTATACGGAAATTTTCAAGCAGCTCTGCCCTTACTATATGTCCATTGGTATGACATACGATGAATTTTGGAACGAAGATGTTGACTTACCAAAGGTTTATCGTAAAGCGGCAGAGCTGCGAAAAAGAAAGCAAAATGAATACCTCTGGCTACAGGGTATGTATTTCTACGAGGCCCTGTGTGATGCAAGCCCGTTGTTCCGGTTCTCTATGAGCAAAGGAACGATTAAGCCGGAGCCGTATGCAAAAGAGCCGTATCCGATCACCGAGGCTGATGTTCGTGAACGAGAGGAACGGAAGCGCCGGGAAGAAGAAGAACGGTTCAAAGCTGAGTTCGCAGCGTATGCAGAACGCCTGCGACAGAAGATGTCCGCAGAGACACACCCTGGACCAAAGGGGTGATACACTATGCCCAATATTGATGTTCTGCAAATTGAAATTGAAAGCAATTCGCTGGGCGCTTCTAAGAATATTAAGGAGCTTGGCGACGCTTTAGGTAAATTGAAGAAAAACGGCAGTTTTAATACAGCCGTCAAAAATATGAACGAGTTGCGTAAATCTCTGCAACTGTTCAATGGTGTTCCGTCGAATTACAGCAAAATTATCCAGTTGAAGGATGCGCTGGCTAAACTGAGCGAAGTGAAGTCTGCCTCCAATATTGGAAATACATTAAAAAAGCTGGCAGAGGGGATGCGTGAACTGAGTGGTGCAGATGTTTCCACGGTAGGTTCTAAAATCGATGCGATTGCACCTGCTCTCGCCAAGTTGTCTACGATAAAAGCCGGTGGCATCGGAACGATGGTCACTGGATTGTCGAAAATTAAAGAAGTTACGGCGAGTTTGGACGAAAAGACAATCGGAGATTTTGCTAAGCGCGTCGAGGAGCTGACCGAAAAACTTGGCCCGTTGTCTGAGAAAATGACTACGATCAAGGCCGGGTTCAGCGGAATCAACTCCAAGGCTCGCAGTGCCGGAGCCGGAGCGAAGCAAATGGGTGGCGATCTGGATGGTGCGTCCGTTAGTTTATCCAGTTATATCCACATAATCCAAACGGCTATAAATGTGCTAAGTCAAGCCGTCCAGAAGTTTAAACAGATTACCGCGGCTGCAATTGAGTGGGATGGTATCTCTGCTCGTTTCGGCAGAGGCTTTGGTAGCCAAGCTCAGGAAACATACGATTGGATACAGACGCTGAATAAGGAAATGCGCATAAACGTTCAGCAGTTTATGCAGTATTCCTCTATTTATGCCACAATGCTGACAGGCTTTGGCGTTGCAAACGAAGACGCAGCAAAAATGGCCCGTGGCTATACGGAACTGACCTATGATATCTGGGCTGGCTACAACGATATCTACAAGAGCTATGCCGAAGCCGCCGATGCAGTTAAGTCTGCAATTGCCGGTGAAGTAGAGCCTGTTCGTAGAGCCGGTTTCACAATCGTGGAAGCGACCCTGGAGCAGACAGCCGCAAACCATGGTTTGAGAATCAGCCTGGAAAATGCTACTGAGGCACAAAAATCCTATCTGCGTTATCTGACCCTTGTGGATCAGGCTCACGCTCAGAACCTTGTTGGCACATACGCAAAGGAACTGAATACAGCAGAAGGCCTTATGCGTACTGCATCTCAGCAGTTAAAGTCCTTGTCTCAGGCGTTTGGTTCCCTGTTCCTGCCCATTTTGGTACAGATCATGCCGTACTTTCAAGCGTTTGTTGAATTGCTTACGGATGCGGTGCATTGGTTGGCAAGCCTATTCGGCATTACCATCCAGGGCGTTGACTGGTCCGGATATAACGACGGTGCTGGGAGCGCAGTGGAAAACACTGAAAATCTTGGCGGTGCGCTGGGCAGTGCGGCGGCAGCAGCAAAAGAACTGAAAAACGCAACCCTCGGATTTGACGAACTGAATGTTATCAGCCCTCCGACCAGCAGCGGAAGCGGATCTGGAACCGGAACCGGTTCTGGTAATGGTTTCGAGGATTTGGATGTTGAGTCTCTGTGGGATAAGAGTATCTTCGCAAACATCGGAAGTCAGGTAGATGCCATCAAAGAAAAGTTAGAAGGTTGGATGCCGGTTATTGGCACGATTGCCACTGCGTTAGGCGCTCTTGCTCTTACTGGTTTGATTGCTTCGATAGGTCAATCTATCGAAAAAATGAATTTGCTCGGCACGACTGCGGCTGGTTTGGCAACGCTGGTTGTTGAAGCAGTATTGGTATTTGCGTTTGCTGATAATTATTTAGAGAGTGGCAACTTGCTTTCTCTCTTGGGTGAAGCAATCGTAACCGCCTCCGGTGGATATCTTGCGTTCAAGGCGTGGGGGCCTAAGGGAGTTGTGGCGGCACTGGCTGTATCTATTGCGGCGCAGTTAGTGGCAATTACAATGAACCTTGCTGACGGTGGCGTAGAAATGGATGATCCGCAGTTGTGGATTCAAGGTGCGTTCACATCCGCTTTGGGCGGCGTAGCCGGAGGCTGGATGTCTTACAAGGGACTTATCAATATGTCCGTTGGCAAGGGCGTTGGCCTTGGCCTATTGGCTGGATTATCTCTTACCTTGGCAGCCATCACGATTGGTGATGTTGCAGCAGATGGAGAGATTACCGGATCAAGTATCTTGACTGCGTTGGGTTCCACTCTCGCTGCTGCCGGATTTGGATTTATTATAGGTGGACCGTGGGGCGCATTGATTGGTGCTGCGGTTGGCCTTGCTGTAAACGTTATAGGTATGACAGTCGCATCTGTTTCCAAGAGCGCAGAAAAATCTCTTGAAGAAGATTTGAACAGCCGTTTTGGAGACATGGAGTTAGATGCCAACGATCTCAAAGTGGTTGTGAGAAGTCTTTCTCCTGAGTGGGCAGATGGCGTTGCCTTGGCCGTAAAACTGTATGCTGATGCAGACAGTCTTGAAACAAGCATCAAAAATCAAGTGACAACCTTAAATAACTATGAATGGCGCGTTTCCGTTGGCATCGGTCTTACTGAGGATGAAATGGGCGATTACAAAAAAGTAATCAACAATTTTATTTCGTCTTGTCAAGAATATGTAGCTGATCGTGGTTACGCCCTGGAAGTTGGTCTTAAAGCCACTATGGCCCCTCAGAGTGTGATTGATTCCGCTAACGCAATCACGAATGCCGCAAGCGAAGAACTTGCACGTTTGGGCAAGGAATTACAGGATACGGTCAATGCTGCTTACGAAGATGGACTGCTGAATATTGACGAACTGAAAGCGATACAGACCATCCGTAACGATATGCTGGCAATTCAGCAAGCACTTTCCGAAAGCAATATTGAAGCTGAGTTTAGTATGCTGGAAATGAAGTGGAGTGGAGTGGAGTTAACCCCGGAGAGTTTGAACAGTCTTATTGAGGACTGGACAAAAACGTTAAAGGAAGATATCAAGCCTGCTCTGGAAGCTACGGTTAAAGAAAACCTCCGCACACTTGAAGGCAATGTTGCTTTTGCGAAAATGGAGCTTGAAAAAAATCCCAGCGATCCGGTGAAGCAGAAACTTCTTGCTGACGCAGAGGCGGCGCTACAGGAGTACATTGACAGCAACCCGTTGGAAAACCTGACACTTGAAGCAAACGTCAAAGCAGTAAGTTTTATGTTAGGCACTTTACAAGATGCTTTCGCGGCAGAAATCGCTAAGGCAGAATCCGAAGGGTGGTTTGACTATAAAGAGAAGGTCCAGATCGTATTAGATGATGTTTCGGCATACGTTGATATCAAGGATTTCGGC